AATTAGACTGTCACTTCTGGAAGTCGACCAATTAGATGTACCACTAACCCCGACACCACCTTGAGAAAGTGGTTGCGATTCCTATCTTCACCCCGTTAAAACATGTAGCTTTTGAAGGGCCGTTAGATGTTTATTTATAGTTTTTGACACATATTCCCACCCCAACATTTCATGACTAGTACAAATCCAGTACAATCAGTTCCAGTGTCGTCTCTCAACCAGAATAGCCAAGGTGCTTCATACACGGAAAGCAAGGGAGAAAATAACCAAAATAGAGTCGAAGAAAAAAATCACAATTTTCAAAACAACCGAGACAACCTCAGAGGACGAGGAGGTCGAAGTGGGCGTGCCCATATTGGGCAGCGACAACGCAACTGGACACCTGCTAACAGGGGTCCGGGTGGAAAGCATGATGGGACTTTTCATAAACTATTGGTCAAGACGGCCAATGGAGAATTAGAAAGTGCTAGTGTAAAAGCACAATCTATACACCAAGTCATAAATAAGGAAGCTAAGAAGATAATTTATGAGAGGATCATAGTTAATAAAGATCCAGACACTTTTCCATCGTTAGTTGATGTTGAGGGTAGTCGCTTGGAGGTCCATGAATGGATGATTATCGAAACACCAGTAGAGCAGCGATTATCATGGACACTTCAATTATTTGAATGGTTTATATACCTCATAATGTGTACTTTTTGGATAATAACGAATCAAATTGATCATATTTATTTTTATAAACCAAATAAGAAAACTATCACGCACTATATTTCCACAAAAGTGCCCGTTGATGCTATAACCTTGGTGAAGGAATGGTGGTCAACAAAGAAGAGTAAAGATTTTACACATGACAATTTTTTAGAGAGTGTAAAGTATGCTCAATATATACTCAAACCAGTTAATAATATTAATAGTATAGATAGATTTCAAATAATAATAGCCGTATGTAAACACTGTTATCCGTTGGGTTTTGTGCACTCGATTGATATACAAGCTTTTGCATATGAAAACGCATTATTGCGTCCTGAATTTAATCCAAACAACACATTCAGGTTATGGTTTTGTGTTTGCATAGCACTATTCATGTATGGATTTTGTGGGGGCTTCATTAGAAGCCTGTCCAAAGCTTATGGCTTTTAGGACTATAGGTAAAATTCAAAGCTATGCAAGCACTGTAGTCCGTAATGGGTTTCGGACAATGTGGAGCACACTTTTAACACCAATGAAATCACAGTTGGAGAAAAAAGAGTGCGTGGAAAAGTTAAGCGTTGTTCTAGGTCGACAATTAACTATAAACTCAGTAAATTTTTTGGATACACCAATCAGGGATGGGTGTTCAATAAAAATTAATAAGCCGGTTGACAACAAACTTAAATCAAGTTGTCAGACTGGAGGTTTAGAACATGGGTTTAAACCAATTAATTTTTCAAGTAATTCTTATAATTTTTTAAATGCTATAAGAGCTAGAGTTACTTGTCCATTACTAAAGCCTGACGAGAAGGAAGTAATGGAGTTTACAAAGTGGTATAAGAAAAATAAGAAATTTTTCTTTGGGGGTATGCGAGGTGTCACATCCCTTTCTTTTGATGAATACATAAAAGGCTCAAACGCCTCACCAGAAGTCAAGAAAGTGCTAATTAGAGTTAAAAAAGAACTTGATGAGCGATTTATAACGGAAAAAACAAAGTTGTCGAGTCTCGATTTAAGAAGATGGACAACCCGAAAAACTTTTTTAAAAGTTGAAAATTTGTTGTATAGATCTCGTTTTGGTGTACTAAAGAAAGCTCCACGTGTAATTAACGGAGCACAACCAGAGTTCGTTGACTTAACAGGACCTTGGTTTGCAGCATTTAGTAAAAGATTAAAGAAAATTTGGAATGTTAATAATTTTATTACGTATTCATCGGGCTTATCAGCAGAAAAGATAGGTCATTGGGCTTACAAGAGAAAGCTTTGGGGTCATTGGGCTGAAGATGACGTGTCAAAGTGGGATGTTAGTGTTCGCAAATATTTGTTGTTAATTGAAGCAGATATTTATAAGTATTGTGGCGCACCTCTAGCGGTAAATCAATTGGTGCGAGCGAACATAAAAACTCGAAGTAAGTCAAGATTTGGAATAAGTTACACTACGCCTGACGGAAGGAAGTCCGGTGATCCTTATACAAGTTGTGGTAATTCAATATTAAATGCTCTGTTGCATTGCTACATATACCAGAGAGCAACTGGTATAACTATTAAACAAATCCCCCAACACTTGCAGATGATTGTCCAAGGAGACGACAATGCTTTGGTCGCAAAGCATCAAGTGGATTATAAAAAAATTATGGAAAAATTGGGATTCAAAGCTGAAACAAAACATCGAGAACATCTTTACGATGTTAGTTTTTGTTCAGCACGTTTTACCCCTGTTAGTAATGGGGCAGTCTTGTTACCAAATCCCTCCCGCGTTTATATGAAATTTGGAACTTTCGCTACAAATAAATTGATAAATTATGAAGAACTATGTAGTGTTAGTGCAAAAGGATTATACAACACGTTATCATTCATACCACTGTTTAAAAATAAGTTTGATAAATGCATTGCATTGTGTCCAAATGCAAAAGAGAGGAAAATGGACGAATGGCAGGTTTGGTGCAATAAACCTGTTAAACCAAGCCCTGAAACATGGGTTTGGTTGGATAAGTATTTTATGGGTATTCCACTTAGTGAAAAGGAAACCATACCTATGGAAAGGTTCTTAGAATTGGGAACCGATGCTCCAACGCTCTATTTCAAAACAATAGATCCAAAGCACAGTATACAATCCGACAATAACGGTCTAGTTTGCCCTATTGCCGCATTAAAGAACTCAACAAAATATTATCAAGGTCAATAATAGCTTAGCCTCAAACTTAGCAGATCCAGACCACCGGGACTATAACCAAGGTGCCCACAACGGATCAACTAGAATCATATTTCCAGAAAATGATTCTCATCAATTTATAAAATCTGGTTCTCAACCTCTATATGTTAATCGATCGACATTAGAAAGTCTTAATAGAACCAACCCTAAATGGGATTCGGGATCGAGAACTTGTGACTTAGATGACAAAAAGTGTTTTTGTTATTCTAATATGGAGTGTCACAAAGATATTGTAAAATTAGACTTGAATAGGTCAGCGAGTGAATTTGAACTCCCTATTCGAGAATATGAATACAAGGAACATTGTAAATATTGTTTAATGCAAACCACTAAATTTATAACAAATTATTATTTAAATGAATTCAATGTTCATACTTGTATGACATGTGGAAATTCTAGAGTCGCCACATATGAAAATGCTAAAACTTGTAAAGTATTGTTAGTTGGTATAGAATTAAACCCTGGACCAGTATATGGACCACAGACTCTCAAACAATACAAAGCACAACAAAAAAAAGTCGCTAAATTACGGAAGAGTAGAATTGCTCCTAAGAAAAAAGAGAGTAAATTCAAACGTAAGAGAGCAGTGAATAAAAGAACAAAAATCAATTCACCTTACGCTCATCCAATGTTCATAAAACATTTACTAAACGTGATAGACCCTTTTGAAAATCACCCACCATTACACCAGTTGGGGACTGGTGAACCAGTTACAAGATTCAACACACTGAAAACTTATACAGCTGCTACAAATGCTGATGGATCAGGATCAATAGTTTTCAACCCCTCAAGAGTTGGATCCGCTGTAACTTCAGTAACTAACTGGGAATTAAATTGGTTATCTTTTAATTATGCTGCCACTGCAGCAGCACCCACTTTAATTGGTATTGTGGCTCCGAATAGGGCCCCAATAGTAAATGAATGTTGTTCATATATTACAACTAGCGCACAATTAAAAATTACACCCCTTTCGGCGTTAACAGCCGCCCCTGGAATAGTCTCGGGGTCGCTAATTAGATCAGGTAATTCAAATGTTGCATTAACTGCAAACACTAACACGACAACAGCCTGGTTAGCCTATCCTACTATGACATCAGAGGTCTATAAACCTGGTGAATCATATTGCATAAATTGGGTACCACAAGTCTCTGAGACGTACCTGGAAACAACACAAAAAATAGCAACGGACGTTTTGTTCGGACCATCATTGGTCATACTTTTGTCAGGTTTCCCTGCTTCATCAAATTATTTAATAGAAGTCGTCCAACATGGCGAGGGTTACCTAATTAATACTAGTGGTAACGTACAAGCAGAATATATACAGGATAAAAAGAAAGAAGATAATCTAAACGATTTGAGAATAGATGCGGGAGATCTCTATGATCCTCCCAAAATAGGACCTGAAACAGAACCTTACGGCATTCAGTTCCATAATATTATCTCAGATGCGGTTGAAGGTTTTACGGGAATACTCAATACACATACACAAATACAAGAAGGAATACAAAAAGTCAAAGCCGCAAGTGGCATGGTAATAAATGCAGGCGGTATAGATGTATTGGGTTTAATCGGTAAAACGATTGGTGGAGCAGTTGCCGGATTGCTCTAATCGTTATCAACTTTGTGTCTAGCGAACACAATTTAGTCCACAAGCTCAATTATACCTTGCGCGTATAACTGTTTTAATAAGTCGCACATCAGAGGGC